AAGCTATGGTTTCCCAGTTTTCTTGCGTTTTCAAGCTGACACCAATGAGGTGCTTCGGCTTGACGCTCTCCAGCTTCCTTCTCGGCCTGTCAACGTTCTCGTTGAGCACTTGCTCTTCAGAGTCTGGTCCGTCAGGATGTCTGGTAGAAATTGGGAGTGTTGTGTGTGCTTGGGTTTTGCTGGGCTACATGCTTCTGGGGGGCGTTGAATCCCCACTCCGTTTTGAGCGGGTAGGCCGCTCGGTAAATAATCCCGCCGTCGTGGAGGCGTTAATTCCACAACCTTCTGAGAACCCTAATCAGGGCCCTAACTCTGAAGAGACTTTGCCTACGGATTCGCGTCTACACGATTGGAATGCTCCATTGAGTGAACACAAGACTCCGTGTGATATTTGTGACAAGTATGACTGGATGATCCATCCCCAGCCTGATTTTGAATATGACCCCTTCCCTCCTGAGTCTAAACTTTCTGTTGAGCCTTCCGCTCCAGAGTATTCTGAGGAGGATCTGTCCTTTGAACTTCCCGCTTTACCTTTCTCTGATGATGAGACTCTTGAACCTTTCGTGTACCCTGATATGGTGACTCCCCTCGACGTTTTTGTTGAAGAAGAGGAAGGTACTTATATGCGTGTTACTTTTGAGAGAACTAGAACACTGCGTCCTGCGAATCGTGAAGGTTGTCCTACCCCAGTTCCTGTGAAGAAAATTTGTTTGTCCCGAGAGCCTCCAAAGGCGAGTGATGGATACACTTTTTCTGCGCGACTTTCTACGGTCCACAGCACTGTGGCTTCTTTGTTCTTGTCTCTATTGTTTGTTGAACCTACTGAGGCTGCGTCCCGGTTGGCTCGTTACAAGACACCTATTGAGCATGCCATTGATCTGTGTGTTCTGGTTATTGCTGTGTCCATTGCTGGCGGGGTTGCTTTGCTTATGTATTGGTTCATTCGTAAATATGCCCAAGCCGAGTCTTCCGTTAGCAAGTTTGCGGACGCGGGTACAACTGCGTTTAAGTCGGTTCCTAATAAGGGCGATTCCCAACTGGTTGTCCATTCTGTGGCTGATGCTGCTCATGCCCTTGAGTCAGCGGCGAATGTTGTTGGTAATGACGTTTCCACCGCTGCTGTGCGTGTTACTACCTCGATTCAGAAGGCCGCTGCGTCTTCCGTGGCGCGAGATAACCTTATCAAGGATGAGGTTAAACAGGCTTCCCATACTTTATCTTTGGCTGCTACAACTGCCCAATTGGCTTCGATTGATGTGAAGAAGGCAGGTCAAACTGCCCAAACCGCTTTTCGTGCTCTGACTGTTCAAGCCTTGGTTGGTACGGTCGTGCTTGCGGTTTCGCTTTTTTCTTGGTTTCGTAAGAGACGTCATTCTGGTGACGAACCTGGTGCTGAATCTTTGCCCCTTCCTCAGAAGGGTCAGTCTCGTTTTGCTCGTTATGGAACTTTGAGCATCTCCATCATTGGGGCTTCCATTTTTGGTTTGTGTGCCTATCTTTTCCGCAATGATGCGGGTATTTCAGAGACCTATCAAGATAGAAAGAAACAATACTTGCGCAAGAAGCGTGAGAAAGTTTTAGCGAAGATCAATTCTGAGTTTCCTTCTACAGAAAAGACCGTTGCTAAGCTTCAGCGCAAAGTTGAACATGACTGTAATGTTTTTGAACAAAGTTACCCGGATTTTGAACGCCCTGAAGGTGATGCTGCCCTCCTCAACGCTGTGCTTCACATCGAACCCCCTGCCTCTGCGACAGATGAGAAAGAGTCTATCCAACAACGTGTTTTGCGTTTGAAAGCGAGAGCAGCTAGGCTTTCGCTTATTGACTCTCTCAAGGAGCTTGAAGATGCTCGTGCGGAACTCAAGTTACGACAAGACGCTATGGCCAAACCAGAAAACAATGTTACTGACGTCTCTTTTGGTGTTTGGTTCAATCTGAATGCTAAAATTTTGGCTGAAAATCTTGGTATGGTTTCTGGTGTCCTTTCTTTTATAAATAGCGTTTGGCTGGTAGGTTGGGAGGTTGCGAGTTCCTTTGCTTCTTTCTTTGGATCCTCTCAGAGTGGCAAGGGTAAGTCACGCCCGCGTCCCAATCGCATTTTTACGGCCTCTGGCGAAGAACTCCCATTGGATGAAAATGATGAGGACCTTTCTGAGGTTCATGACTCAAGTGATGAAGACTCCCCCAAGCCACTGCTCACACCTACAAGATCTAAGCGGGATGTCGAAGATGAATCCCTTGAATTTCAGGCCTCTCAAACCCTACATGTTAAGCGAAACACTCACAAGCCTCGTGTGAAGGTCAACCTTGATACCGTCGTAGAAGAGGTCAAAGACACTGGTTTTCACATTTCTCCTGAGACTGTTGCTGCTTTTGAGACAGCTGCTGCGACTAGTTTGGCCTCTACTGAATCTGGTAATGATAAGGAGGTTGCTATTGATATCCCAATCAACAAGGAGCTGCCTGAGGATGCCCAAAAACTCAGCTCTCATTGGGCCCTCAAGATGCTTACAACTTTTGTTGGTGATTGGTATCCATGGATTATTGCTTTCCTCGCTATCACTGCTACAGCTGCACTTGTTGTACATTTCTCTTTGCGAAGGAAGAAGAAGTCCCCCGTTGACAGTGATGACGTGAATGATGCTGAGGAGTTTTGTCTTGGTAAACACTATAAAGATGATCCTATCCACGCTGCTTTTCCACCTGGTTCTGAAGGGCATGGTCGTATGTCTCGCCACCGCGGTAATCTTACTGCTCCTGTTGTCATTGAAGAATATGAAGACCCCGGTACCGGATCTAGGGTGCGTGACGTGATTATGTCTGCAATGTTGCGTCGCGAGCTTGACCTTTCCTCCCTCGGTGTTAAACGAGTTATTGACTTCTACGTTAGTGGGGGGGACACTGATTTGTTGCATCGTTCAATGAGAGATTCAAAAGGTAGAATAGTTTCTTGGAAAGAGAAACCTAATGATGATACCATGCTTGCACGAGTGCTTGCTGATTGGGTCAACTTGATACGAGAACGTTGTCCCATGGCCCCCTTGACTAGGCGTACAATCCCTGGTTCAGCCGGTGACATTCGCATAGATTATCAACAGATCTCAGACCTCTGCGCTGATATAAGGAGTTCTGGTTCCTATGGTCTTACTTTTGATCCTCCTCATGCTAATGAAATCCCTTGCTTTTCTTTCTTGCAGAGACAGTCTGATACACCCAACTTTGCCAAAGCGCGTGTGATCACAGTTAAGATACCAATTGATGAAGTTTGGCCTAAACTTCGTGATTTCGAGCTTGATGATGTTTGGTTCAAGTCCGGCATTATTACTGGTCATCCGGGCAGTAGCAAATCCACTGATAAGGGTGTCACCAATTTTCTCCCTCCAACTGCCCGAGTCCAACACCATAGCGATCAGTATTTCCCTATAGCTCCGCGTTCCATGACTGGTGTCCCTGAAAGGGACTACACCGATGAGAAGGTTGAGTCATCTGCTGATAGAACTGTTTCCGACCGTTTGACTGCCTTGGAGTCCTTGATCCGCAAGTTTATGTCCCATCCCCAGGCAGAGGCCATTATACCTGGTTCTCAAATCCGCAAGCCCTTTGATTTCACCCATCAGGGTTTTGCTGAAAACATCAAAACCGGTGAACGCACAAATACTCGCCTTTTTTCCGGAGTTTGGTTGGTTCCTGACCACGTTGTTCGCGGGTCCGACGAAATCAAGTTGATCATGGGTTCCACTTGGATCAACGTGAAAGTCAAAGACATGATTCAGTGTGAATCCAATCGCGAAATCTGGGCTGCTGCTTGGCCTTCAAACCGTTTTACTGGTAAGTCTAGTGTAGCGATGCGTCCTCCGAACAAAGACGGCGAGACAATCACTGTTTACGCACTCGAGGATGAGGGTCAATTCGAAAGCTCGGGAGTCACTGGAGCTACTGACCCGTGTTCATATCTCTCTAGGTTAGACGGCGTGGGCTGGTTCCTAGACGTTGATCGAAACCCGCGCCGCTTTTGTTTGCGAGATCCTAACCCCCACCCTGATTTATTGTTGGATAAAGGAGCCCCTGTTCCCGCTTATTCATGTGTCCGAGTTAACGCCTCGACTAAGCCTGGTTGGTGTTTTGCACCTTACCGTGCTGCCGGCGGTGAATTTGTGGGCCTCCACATATGGGGTGATGGTATGAGAGGCAATGGTTTTATTCCGTTTACTACTGACATTATCGCTTGGATTAAATCCGCTTCTTCGCGCCTTCAAAATGCCCCCAACGTTGGCTTGTCCCAGCCAGTCGCGGAAGAGTCGATCCCACCAAAAGTTGCACTTTCACCTGAGGTTGTAGCCGAAGCCAACAATTATGCTCTTCAAGCTTTGGCTGAGGCTCTGCCTTTTCCTGACTGTCCAGAGAGTGTTGTCAATGGTTTGACTTATGAGTTGCGTGACTTCGCCTTGGATTGCAAGAAGTGTAAACTCCCAGTCTGGCGAGCCGCTAAACGAGGTGACCGCCGTAAACCTTGTAATTGTACCGCTCATCAAGACTACACGGAATGTGAATCTTCAGCTGTTTTTCCTGGTGAACTTTATCACCGGGATTGTCGTAAGTTCATTGGTCAATGCAGATGTACCGCGAAATCCCTTCTTAGGGCACCACCTCGTGCCAGGCCACCCTTGGCCCAGCGTGACAAACCCACTTCTATTCCAGCTGATTTTCAAGAGAGACTCAAGGCTTACAATGACGCGCGTAGAGAGTTGGGCCTTGGCAATGCTGAGGGCCGTTTAAACCTCCTTGCCCACCCCGATCGAGTTTGGCCGATATCCTGCGAAAGCGGGGTTGGTCGAATCTTCTAGAATCTGAGAGTTGTCATTTTGATGACTGTGATTTGAGTTACATGGGCGACGTGCGTGTACACGGTGGACCTGTTAAGGGCTGGGCTTTTTCCCCCTTTCTATTCCAATCGTGGCAACATGCAGCCGCATCCTATGAACTTAATTCTGGATTCTCACATTATCGCGCGGTGGGCAGTTTTCTGAGTGAGAAAATTGCCATTGAAAAATTTAATCAAGCTTCTTTCAAACGAACTGAGCATTTTGATAAACTTCGCTCCTGGGCCGTTTCTAGTGTTGTGCACCAACTGAAGCCCTTCATTTCTGCTGACCTCACTCCAATACAACGTGTTGTTGAGTATAGTGATTTTTCCACGAATCCAGGTTACCCCTGGTTGCTGTGGCACCCTACAAAAATGTCTGCTTGGCTTGACCGTAGGTTCCAGGAATCGTTTCAGTCTTATTTTGATTCGCAATTTACTGATGACCCCATGATTGCGTTCACCAAGTTCTTCTTAAAAGGTGAACTTCGAACTCTTTCCAAGATGATCGACAACGATCAGAGGGTCATAGCTGGCGTAGCCTTTGAGCATGTTTTGTCGACGAATATCTTTGATCTTGATTTTAATCAACAGCTCTATGCTTCCGCTTGCCAAACCTTTTCGTGTGCGGGTATGTCCATGATGCACCATGGAATGGATCGTGTGGTGCAACGTCTCTCTCGTTTTCCAAATGGTTATGAACTTGATGCTTTTCGCCATGAAATGACCTTTCACGAGTGGTTACACGAAGATGTTGCCGCAGTACGCAAGGCATTATTTGCTACCCCTTTGACCCCTTACGAGGAGAAAGGCTATGACAACCTTGTTAAGCAAAAGTACTCTGGCCCTATGCTGGACTCTACTGGTGCTGTGTATTGGCTACCTCGTTCACAGAAGTCTGGCCAGTCTTCCACTTTGCCGGACAATACCCTCGGCAGCGAGATTCGTTTTGAGATGTGTTTTTGTGACCTTTGGCTGCGCTGCTTTGGCGTTTGGCCTACAATTCGTGATTACCTCGACAATGTGGTTACCGTTGTCGTCGGTGATGATTTGAACTTTTCTTGTTCTGATCATGTTTCTCATTTTTTCAATATGTATACTATCTCACATTGGTTTTACTCTGAGATGAATTTGATTATGAAAACTGATCATTGGGAGCCTCGACCTGCTTCAAGCTTGTCTTTTCTCTCCCACACTCCTGTGTTGCAACAAACCTCACATGTGTGCCATGTTCCTATTTTGGATTACTCTAAACTATGTTCTTCGCTCTTTTTGGGCGGTCAGGACTTTACTTTTCTTGGCGACTTGAGACGCCTCGTAGGCCTACGTATTGTGGGTTGGACGAACCTCAAGTTTCGATCTCTTTGTGATTATGTGCTCCGCACTCTCACCCCCATGTTTCCCCTTTGGGAGGGTTCACAAGAGTTTCGTGATATCATGAATGGTTGGCTTCCTGATGATGAGTTGTTCGAATTATGGCATGCTGCAGGTTTATAACTGCGTTTTGTGATTTATGTCCTTGGGTTTTATTTCCGACTTTTTCTGGCCTATTTTTAAGAATCAACTCCGTGACACCAGTGAAGTTCGAAACAATCATCAGGATTTGCATCGTGGTCGACATCTTGTTGTAGACCAATCTCGACCCATCGTTTCTCAACCTCACTTTTCTTCTTCTACTTCAGATCCTTTTGTTTTAGTCACTCCAGCTTGGCGTTCTCTTGTTCAACCCAAGAATGTCCAAAGAAGAAGTTAAAGTGAAAGTTGATGTCAAACCCCTTAAGCCAGCCAAAGAGAAACGCTTCAATCATCAATCCAGGAAAAATGCTGGTTTAAAGAAGGTCAACAAGCATGGCCCTCGTGTAAAGCTTATCTCCACTAAGCGTATTTTGAAGGCTGGTAAGGCAGTGGTGGCTGAAGCGAAGGACACCCCTGAAACTTTTCGTGCGAAGCTGCTTGCCTTGTCAGAGGCTTACCCTATGATGATGCCTCAAACTGTTGGTCCCGGTAATACTGAGATTGATATGGACCTTCCTGTTGCTCCTATGTCTTCAATCAACAAGATTCCTATGAACTTTGTTTACTTTGCTTCTGCTCCAGCCTATTTTTATGCCCTTTATTTCTTTTACGGTGCTGGGTTTTGGACTGGAAAAATACTTTCGGCAGCCTCTATGACTTCTGTTGATGGCACTTTTTCAACGTTTTCTGTGTCGAATGACAACCTTCTTGCGTTAGTCAATTCTTATGTGAATTCAGTTCAAACCAACGCGATGTGCATTCGAGTTATGAATGCTACTCCTTTGTTGACCACTGGAGGTGAAATTATTATGGGTACGATTCCTTCTACTCTTGCTGCTAACGGCGTTACTTGGTCACAACTTTACAATTATGTGAATACTCAGCAAGTGGACCTCCCCATGGCTGAGGATGTTTGCATGCCTTGGGCGAAGATCTGCCCCTCTGACGCAAGCGTCAACGTTCCTTCAGCTTCTGCCTCAGGCAGTCCCAATTTTAGCGTTCAATTTGTTGCTGTCCGTTGTCCAGTTGGAAATGTTTCCACTCCTCCATCCATGGACCTTGAGAATTATAATAATTACACTGTCACTCCTTTGCCAAACTACCAGAAAATTTTTCAAGCCAAGGTCCAACCTGTCTCAGAAGAAGCTTTAATGGCTTCCAAAAGAAAGATTGGGCTTACAAATCAAGCTGCTGCTCGAATTATGCCCACGTCCGCCGTGGCCTCCGCTTTTGATGCGTCTGCAAGGGCGCTCGGTGCAAATGTTGCCAAGTACGTTGGTAAGAAATTGCCTGGGTGGATTGATTCCGCCATTTCTTGGGTTTCAGGCTTGTTTGGTGACTTTGAGCTTCATAAGCTTTCCCATCTTTTGACTTGTCCCTCTCCGGCCACTATTGCTCGTGTTAATGAGCTTGAAAAGACCGGGGTTTTTCCTGAGCATTTCGCGTCTGCTTTGCGGAATCTCTTTGCTTATCGCCTTCAGTTTAACGACACCGCTTTGCAAATTGAGAACCCAATGTTTGACACACATGTTGCTCAGATGGTAACTGATCAGGGTTTGTTTTCCTCTGCCACCACGTTGAAAGTATCCACAATCCGCGGTCGCCGTCGTTTACCTGACGATGATGATGTTAAGTCCCTTGATTCTCCTCGTCCCACCCCCTCAGTTCGCGCTCTCTCGAAGCCCAGGAGTTAGTTTTTCTCTTGGCGTTTTTGCGCTTTCGTGGCGTGCCAGTTGTGTTGCTGGACCCACCTTTCTTTATTTTCGTCATTTTGCGAAAGGTTTTCCCTACCATTGTGGAGGTTTTCACCTTAGCTTTTCAACCGTAATGAAAATTTTGCTTTTATTGCTTGTTTATTTTAATT